AATGTAGCGCCATTTTTTTTGCATATTGTATCGGCTTCTTCTCTACTATGCTTGTATCCTTTTACTTGAAATACTTCGGGGATTTTATATGAATTCGATTCAGTACCAGGTTCAATCGCAGTAGATTTAATAATTGCATGAATTTGGTCTTCAGACAATTCTTCCTGATAAATACGTAAATCTCCTATTGGTAGATGAGTGATTTGATGTTTATCTATACTTGAACCAATCACTTGTCTATAATTATAATCTTCAGTATTGGAAGGTGGAACATAACCGTCATCTTTTGTATGGTTTAATACTCCATTTATGTATAATGACCACCTAGACAATCCTTCATCGTTCGGCTGAGACATGGTCCATGCTATGTGACTCCAATCTTTACTTAGAAACTTATTTAAATATGTCCATTTTGCATTGGTAAAAGTAGGTGTATTAATAATAAAATATAAATCATAACCAGATGAATAAATACCAAATACTTTCTGTGGTCCTAATTTAAATTGAAGAAGAACCCTCCATTTATTATTAGTAGTATCTTTTTTTTTATCAACACCTCGAACCCAGAAGCATGTACTAGCAGCAGTACCATCGAATATTACGCGGTCATTATAATTATGTAATGGTATATTATAATCATAATTCGCAAAATCATAATATTTAATTTTTATATTATTTGGTATTTTAAATAAACTGCCATCAATTGTAGTATCATTCACAATATCTTTAGTATCTAGTCTTTGAAAAATACTATTTGTATTATTTGTATTATTTGATGTTTCTACTTGTGCTTGAATCATATCCATTATACTATCAACATCATTTGCGTTAGTACTCGCACTTGCATCATCTGTTTCGTACCCGATTGAAGATGGTTTATATCTAAAATAATTAAAGTAGTTTCCGGATTGTGTACGTATTTGTTCCGGTACTGATACAGTAGTTTCACTATTTATAGATTCAAACCCTTCAACACGATAATTATTCATAATATTATTATTCATGCATTGAAATCCTTCGTTTAATGCTTTCACTGCGTTACTCGCATCTTCAATCGTTGCATTCATTTTGGATTCATTGTACAATCTCTCAACTTGAAGACCATTCAATGGATCTTGATAAAATTGTACATCTTTGAGTACATAAGACTGGCGACCAGATACTTTTGGTATATTTTTATACCATTCGTAATGATTATCTATTGTTTGAGATCCAACAATTAACACCTGATCTTGTTTATTTTTATTTAATTCTACTGGTAGTACATTATGACTATGTTGATACACTAATTTACCATCCATGTAAAACATTGTTTTATTTTGGTTGAATACTATTGTACAAAAATAGGGTCTGTTTAAAGCGAGCTTGAATTCTTCTATTACCTTCCACCAATAGTCAGCTCCTTCACCTTTTATTCCCGAATAATGATCTCTTGGTGTTTTTTGATGTAATATCATTGAGGAAACCCAGCCACCTAAATAAACTGCTAAATATGGAGGATAAATAATAGGATCATCTATTTTGGTATCAATTGAACGATCAGAATAATAAATGATTTTTTGACCTACTGTAGTAACTTGATCTAAATAGATCCAATATGACATAGAATAACTTCTGATCGATTTTAAATTCAGGTTGAAAAACTTTTTCTTGGGTCTATTTTCATTTTTCCCATATCGAAGATAATGATCCCAACATGTATCTAAAGATTTGGGAATATTATGTCTTGCAAACCCGGGTTTAACACTCTCGTAATATTGTTTCCAGTCGAAATTATCTTTGGTCAATTCTGTAGTAGGTGACAAATCATAAATAACTCCACCATTATGATACGGATCTTTTATTTCTTTGGCGATTAACACACTATTTGACCATTTATTTTTATAATAGTCTAATGTTGTATTGTCTGTTTTTATTGGTATAAGTGCATTTCCATCGATTGCATTATCATCTAATTCACTAGAAAAATTTTCAATTGAATAAGAATAAAACCTTTCACGGTAATAATATACCAATAGTAATAAGAAAAATACAATTGCTAAAGATAATATTCCAATATGTTTGATTGTTTCCATGTACTATATATATTATATAATATATTGGTATCTAAAAAAAATAATCTAAGGCATTAGTACTAATTGGTTTATACCAATCAGTGAAGTTTCGAAAAGGGGCGCATTTTTGGGCATCATTTCAAATTGTTACTGGTACCTGACCCTGAAATATTGAAAATGTCCCAATTTAAATCTTCAAGGGTTTAAGCGAAAGCAGTAGGAGTTAATATAGAAATGTCATGAGACAGCAATTTTCGTTTGAAAAACAAACCACTCTTAATTTGTAGATCAGATATAGTATTAGTGGTTAAACCAGTTGGTGGAGAAGCGGGTAAGGAAAAGGAACTAGTCCAATTATCGTCGTCAAATACGGTTGCATTGGATATAGTGTTAGAGTATATGTTGTGCACTTTCATTTCCATTGTAACACCATCTACACTAGTAGCCATATCTACAGTTGTACTATCGTATTTAATTACTAAATATGTTCCACTTTGGGAAAAAGTGCTTGTTTTCCATGTTACTGTTGTTGTACTAGTAGCAGCATCAGTATGTGCTACACGTACAAGTGTTTGACCAGAAAGTAATCCTACAGTCAATCTAAAATTGGATTTTTTGTAATCAAATAAGATTGATGGAACAGAATTAGATAAACTTATACCTGGAGCCATTTTTAATTGCGCACTAATTGAAAAATCATTTGTACCATTCATATCTAAATCGGCTAAACTAGCACTATTTGTTCCAGATACATCTACCCAATTTCCTTGTCCATTTGTTCCATCGGAATCTGGGTATGTCCATGTAGGTATTGTAGAAGTATTGAAACTGCTGTAGAAATCAGAATTAATACCAGAAAATGCTTCTACCATACTTATATTTCCAGGAACTTTACAAACACAATTATTGCTTATATCTTCCTCTTTTTCAGTTTCACATACATATTTACCATTAATATAACAATCGACTTTATTCTCACAGTAGTGACGACACTGATTTTGTTTGGATCCGTTTAATAATGTAATGGATGAGCTTTGTGGTTGGAGAGAGTATTGCTTACGGATGTCTGTACTTTGTTCATCAAATGAATTTGCATTTCGTAAATAAAGTGATGTACCTTGGTTACGAATATCCTGCTTTTCGATATCCATACCTATAGTGAAGTGTTCTTGCACACGTTTTTGACAAAAAATATACACTAAAACACCGAAAAAAATGATTAAAACAAATATTACTAAATTGGTTCTATTCTTCGTTACTAATTCCATAAATTACTCAATTGTTATATATGTATAAAGATATATTATATAACATTTTGAAAAACAATATAAATAAATTTGGTTGATTATAAGTATAACACCCAGTATAAAAGTATTTTTTATTTAGTTACAGTAACAGATTAATTTAGAATAATTATGAGCACCGAAACACAAACAACAAAACGTGAAATAGGACAAGTCAAATGGTTTAACTCCAAAGCAGGATACGGTTTTATTACAATGAAAAACGACAATGACGAAGATATTGATGTATTTGCCCATTACAGTACAGTAAAAGTGGATAACACTCAATACAAGTACCTTATCCAAGGAGAATATGTTGAGTTTGAACTAGCAGATTCAACTAACACAAACCATAAATTTCAGGCTAATAACATTACTGGTATTCAGGGTGGTAAATTAATGTGTGAAACCAGACAGCAATACAAAACACAGCAAAAAAAGGAAAAAGTCACTGGAGAAAAAGGTGACGAAGAATTCACAAAGGTTACCCGTAAAAGAGATAGAAATAACAGTGCCTCTTCTACCGCGGTCGCTACCGCAGATAACTAAATCTATTAGTCAATAAGAAAATCTAGAAAAAGAACAAAACAAATAAAAAAAAACAAATAAATACTAAATATTTGTTTTTTTATAACTGATGAGTACTAAACCAGTAAAGCAATGTGCGATTTGTTTTGATCCATTGTATTCTACTTATAACTTTATGGATTTGTTTGTGAAGAAATCGTGTAAATGCATTGTCCCGATACATGGTGTATGTATAATGAACTGGTATGAAAAACGTTCTATATGTCTGTACTGTAAGAAATCTGTACAATGTTTCAATCCTAAACATTTTATTAAACAATGTGCCATAAATATGTTTCATTTGATAATGGGATTCTTGACATTTTATACTTGTATCGAAACTTGTATCTGTATATTGTTAAATCTTGAATTCCATGATATCTATTAGATGTAAAACAATATAAATACTCTCTATATTGGAGGTTATAGAATAAACCAATTTATTAATACAATTATGGAAAAAACTGATATTTTACATACAGAAAGTGATCAACCAAAAGCTAAACTATCAATTGTGGATAAAATCGAATTGCAACTACAAGAACAAAACAAAGATTTAGCTAATATCAAGTCTATTTACGATGAAATGAAAACTAGGCAAAAATCATTATTAAAGATGTTGCAAAAAGTCAGACAAAAATTGAATAAACCAGTAAAAACAAAACCACCACGTAAGCCATGTGGTTTTGCGCGACCAACTCCCGTTTCCAGTGATATGTGTATGTTTCTACATGTACCTGAAAATACAAAAGTCTCTCGTACTACGGTTACTAGAGCACTGATTCAATATATTAAAGATAATAAATTGCAAAATCAAGAAAATAAAAAACAGATTCAGCCTGATGAAACCTTGTACAAACTATTCGGTGAAGCTGCTAGAACCCAACAATTGACTTATTTTACAATGCAGAAATTCGTAAATCATCATTTTCTGCCCGTTGAGAAAACTGATGTAAAAACTTAAAACTTAAAACTTAAATTTTCTGATTTTTATTCAGCAAATTTATGAAAAGAAAATTACTTAAAACGAATCAAGTATTTTATTGTATTAGAACAATGAATCCACGAGTCGAGTTTTATGCCGGTTGTATTTCTGGACTAGCTCAAAATATAATAGGACATCCTTTTGATACTCTTAAAATTTACATTCAAAATAAGAAAACCATTGATCTTGGTCCTACTGTAAAAACACAGTTTCAACAATATTATCGCGGTTTTGCATATCCTACTGCATTAGCCATAATACTTAATGGTACTACCTTTCAATTAAACGCATTTCTCTCCAATTACTTTATTCCAACTAATAATCCAAATGAATCGAATCATTATTACTACTACAGAAATGGCTTTTGTACAGGACTGATTACTTCTCCTTTGGTATTTGCATTTGAAGTAGGAAAAATCAAACGACAAATGAACCAACCTCTATACTGGAATAGTATTTTTTCCACACACGGATTCTCTATGACTTGCTGTAGAGAAAGTATAGCCGTTTCAATCTATTTGGGTTCTTACTATCATTTACGAGACAAGAACGTCTCTCCTTTCATTTCCGGTGGTATTGCAGGTTTCCTAAATTGGCTATTTACTTACCCAATCGATGTAATCAAAAATAGACAAACTGGTCAATGTATTACTGTACAACAAGCTATCCAAATGGGGAATCTATGGAAAGGATTTAAAATTTGCGCTATACGAGGCATTTTAGTAAATAGTATTGGTTTTTATGTATATGATTGGTGTAGAAATGAGGTACGTTAATTAACATATTATTATGACCACTCCTTTTGATGATCCTAATATGATGGATGTTTGTTCCAAGAAAACTTTAGGCATTTTTTGATGATCCTTTTTCTTTTTCGAAAGTGAAATACTTTTGTGAAAAGAGTGTTTTCTAGTTATGTCATTAATTAAGGTACAATATATATTGATACCTGAATCATAAAAAGGAGTTTCAGAAGTTTCCAAGAAAACTTTAGGCATTTTTTGATGATCCTTTTTCTTTTTCGAAAAGTGAAATACTTGTAAAAAGAGTGTTTTCTATTTATGTCATTAATTAAGGCACCATATATATATATATATTGATACCTGAATCATAAAAAAGAGTTTCAGAAGTTTCCAAGAAAACTTTAGGCATTTTTTGATGATCCTTTTTCTTTTTCGAAAAGTGAAATACTTTTGTAAAAATGGTATTTTCCAAATATGTCATTAATTAAGGCACCATATATATATTGATACCTGAATCATAAAAAGGAGTTTCAGATGTTTCCAAGAAAACTTTAGGCATTTTTTGATGATCCTTTTTCTTTTTCGAAAAGTGAAATACTTTTGTAAAAAGAGTGTTTTCTAGTTATGTCATTAATTAAGGTACAATATATATTGATACCTGAATCATAAAAAGAGTTTCGGATGTTTGTTCCAAGAAAACTTTAGGCATTTTTGATGATCCTTTTTCTTTTTCGAAAAGTGAAATACTTTTGTAAAAATGGTATTTTCCAAATATGTCATTAATTAAGGCACAATATATATTGATACCTGAATCATAAAAAGAGTTTCAGATGTTTGTTCCAAGAAAACTTTAGGCATTTTTTGATGATCCTTTTTCTTTTTCGAAAAGTGAAATACTTTTGTAAAAAATGATTTGGAGAGAAATTGTTATTATGTATCTTAATTAAAACACTTAAACACAACCAAAAATGCAAAAATCAAAAAAAACACTTGTATATTATATAAGTTCCTGTTCTTGCATAGTCACTATAAATAATGAACGGTTCTACTATTCGAAACCAGTGCATATTATTTGCAGTCATGTTTGTCGTAGCAGTACTAATTAATCCCATGAACATATTGGCGTATGATTTCTCTCACTTGATGCTTTCTACAACATTGATTTTAACTTCACTTTATATGGCTTCGACAATGTTATGGTCACATCAAGTTGTACATTATTTACAAATGGGTCATTTTAATAAACGTGTATTTATAGTAGGTATAGCAATGTCATTTATGTTTATTATTTTACTGCGTTCTCAATTAATAGTCTCTCCTAAACAATGGCTTCGTAGAATGATACCACATCATTCTACTGCACTAACTACCACCAAACGATTATTGTCGAATTCTACAGTAGATGACAAAACTTATAGACTCGCTAAAAATATAATTTTAACCCAACAAAAAGAAATCGATTTCATGAAAACATTACTTTAGATGAATTGACATATATTCATTTATTCCTACTACAGTAACAAATGGGAAAATCGAAACGAATATAAAGGGAAATTTATATTCATAAACATGAATACTTTTTTTATGAATAATCAATTAACTCCTACTCCTACTCCTATTTCAATTCACTTTAGTGTAGATTCGCCTATTGGATGTCCATTTGAGCATGTTCAAAATCATCTACAAGTACAAGTACTAAAAGAGGACATCTCAAGTAAAGAAACCATTGAAGACCGAGAGATTATTTCTACTGTAGCAGAACCCGAAACCGAAATAGTACCAATAATAGAAGAAACGAACACTATTGTGGATAAAACTCCAGATACAGAATGTTGTGTTTGTTATAATGATTTTGGCGCATTTCATTTTAAAACACACTGTAATCACAATTTATGTCTCGAATGTATTCTACAGTTACCTAAACAAGAATGTCCTATGTGTAGAAGCCCATTTCCAGAATCATTGAAAAAGTTATTACCGTTGAAAAATAAAACTGATGATGAAGACAATCGTGAGTCTGAACGAGGAAACAATATTACAATAGAACGAACACAAGAAGATTATGTACAAATGACGGTTATAGAAGCGGTACCTGAGCCACAACCCATTCCATCCTACGGATTTACATGGTCAGGAACACCAGCGAATTATTAAATGTCTGAAGGAAAAAATATATCATAATACTATATAGATTTTCGAATAGTTGTTATATTTTACAAATTATATACAATATAAATCATGTCACAACAATTACAACAATTGCAATTAGTAAAACAAGAAAGTCGAGACAAAGAAAAAAAGTTATTATCAAAACAAAAAAAACTCAGGTTAAGTTTATTTAAACGCGCCAAAAAAAGTAAGAACGTAAATACGAAGGATGCTAAAATGGCGGCTGGTATTGAAAGAATGACCGCCGATATTTTTGAACTTCGAAGGACTTTAGAAATGAATACTAATATGACGCAAGATGTGGCGAATACTACACAAAGAATCGACAATATTACAGACGCCACTTTAGACAAAACAACACAAGGCTTTGATGATCAAAAAGAGATGCTCAATAAGGAAAAAGAGATGCTGAAAAAAATGATGCAGGAAATCAAGAATATACCCAAAAATAACGGTTGTAGTAAATCATCCGTCAGTGGTTTAATTTTGTGCATTTACTCTTTAGCAAAAGTGATTTTATATGTTCTTTACTGTCTTTCCCAAGCTCGCACATTATTGATGATGACTATTTATAACTTTTCATCCTTTATTGTACCCCAAAAATTACTTTGGATGGTGACCATTATGATGTACTGGTTTCAAGGGTTATTATTATATTTACTGGTCACTGCTATTGGTCTTAGAATGGGCAATGAAGAACTTGCTGACCAAATGATAGTAGAAAGTGCTAGATTATTGGGTAATGCTATTGCCGCTATTTTAGATTTTTCGCCTGTAAATAATTTAGGAACTGCTATGCAAAAAACCATTACATATCTACCTGGTCTCTTACACGATGGTTTTATTATTTCTGATGTAAAACCCAGATATGAAGCCCTCGTCAATAGTACTCAAAATACAATTGAAACATTTGATAATATGAAAAAAACCGCAGAATACGTTACATCGTTCAGTAATGTTACTACATATGATGGTGTTAATTATTTGAAAGATAGTGCAGTGGGTACAGTTTCTGCTTCGGCATCATATGTAACGGAAGGTGCATATGAAATATTGGATACAGCTTCTAATACGGCTACCGATTATTTATATAGCGCGCTTGGTATGCAGGGTGGTTATCAAAAGAATAAGTCACCTTCTATTAAATCAAGTAATGATACTAGAAAAATGAGACACAATTCAAAAGAAAAGTTGAGCAAAGAATCTAATAAAAGAACATTGAGAAAACAAAGTCGAAGACGACCTCAAAGTCGAAGTCGAAGTCGAAGTAAATCTAACACGGAAAAAGAAGTACAACAACACAAAGCCTTTGTTAAAAAAATAAAAAATAATGATAAAAATAAAATGGAAATTATTCATGATATGGAAAAAACTATAGATAACTTTTTCAATACTTGTAGTAAAATGAAAACGAATGAACCATTTACGTCGAGACACGAAAAATTATATCAAGAACATGTCAAACTAGCTACTAGTGCATTTGATTTTACAACGTCACTGATTCGTACTGTTATTGACCTAAATGAGCTTATGCTACAGTAAAAGTCGCATATTGTGAGCATATTTATTGCTATTTGTAAATTTACTCTGAGTCTTTTTTTCCATAGATAATATAATATGTATAAATTGATTGGAATTAGTTATATTCCTGATTTAGTATTTTGGATAACATGTACAATTTGGAGAAACAAAAACAAGAGAGATATAAAATGGCTCCAAAAAAATATATATAAAAAACTATAATGGATGGAATATAGGCCATTTTGTATCATATTTTATTAAGGGGGCATATTTTAACACAAAATATATTTTAGAATTCTTTCTTATTGGTTTCATATTTGAATTTATTGAATATTTCATACAATACAAAACAGGTATAAATTTTGTACGTAGTTCAATTATTAGAGATACAATTATCAATATGACTGGTTATATATGTGGTATTATTCTTATTTATGTTGTTCGATCATTAATCGTTCTATCATGATATATTTAGTAATTTACACCCATCTTCTAAAATTGATTTTTACGAGTCTTTTGAATTCGTAAAGTAATTACACATCCGTTCGGATATACAACAACCATACTTTCTAACCTACACCTATTTTTGAATATACTCTCTACAGTAAATCCAAAAATGACACCGGCAGTTTTATACTATACAAGAATAATTTGTATTATAATGTCCATATTTACTCTATTTGCTATTGTTTGTTATATATTTCTCCCTTGTATTTACGCATTTTACGATAATTGCTTACCCGATAAAGATACCATATGTTGTTCCTACATTTATAACAAAAATACAGATTCTGCAACTGTAGTACCTGTAGAAGACAGCGAATTGACAGAGAGTCCTGTATAATCTCTAGTTTTATTATTAACTATTAAATTAATGATTCTTACTATATCAAGGGTTGTATCATTTCGATATAACCTTTTTTCACGATTCTTACTATATCAAGGATCGTAAAAATACATATTCTAAAATTGATTTTTTTGGATTCATTGATTTGATTAAGTAATTACACCTATTACAGGTTCATTTTACAATCAATCTTATTTTAACAAACTTTAACATTTGCCGTTTTGTCTTTTACTAATTTCATTCACATTTGTGACCACAAAAAAATAAACAAAAATGTCACCCACCGCCAGATCCACTAACAGACGTTCAAGAACAAGAAGAGGTCCTACATATAGACCAAGACGTTGTTCTTTGTGTCATGAAACGGGTCATGATCGTAGATCCTGTCCTACAAACTATAATTTAGAACCATCGATCGAGCGTATTAAAATGAAATTAATTGAGTTACAGTGTATTGCATTGATCGATTATTTACAACACAAATGGTTATACGACAATCGTATTATGGAATCATGGAACAATCGTGACAAAGAATTGAGATCCTTTATTGTATTGGATAAATTGAGAGAAAATCGCAATAGGCCAGTCCAAGGTATTTTACTACTAATCTATGACATCATTGATGAAGACTTGAATGAATACGATATTAAAATCAGTAGAGAACAATTTATGGCAAAGTTTTTGGAAATCACAAATACAAGTATATGGCAATATGGCGATTATGTATTACTTAATCATGTCACTTCTTCACATTCCGCGTTGGACTCCAAAATCGGTTTAGTCGATCATGTTAAATATCTAAGTTATACTGTTAATAGGGAATCATTGTGCGAACTTTTCCAATTTACAGCATTTAACTTGGATATTCAGTACAGAATCAACCAATATTATACATTACGAAATACCGCAGTCAATTCCGCACGCAATTTTGCTGAATATACCGAAAGAGAATTACAACAACAGTACGAACGTAGGCGAGCCCATTTGGAGAGACAATTGCAACAACTCGAAAGTGATTACCTAGAAAATACAGAAACAACTGCATACCGAGTTGAACGTGCAAACCAGGAAGTAGAAACCATTTTTGATAATTTCCCCTTATCCGATACCGGGTTCAATACAAACACATCCAACGTACAATTTAAAACAAAAAAATTAACTACTATTTGTAATGAATGCCCTATATGTATGGAAACCAAGGAATCCATTGAAATCATTGAAACTGGTTGTAAGCATCAATTATGTGGTTCTTGTCTTTTGACTATTGTACATAATAATCAAAAGAAGGATGATACAACAACACCATGTCCAATGTGTAGAGGAGCTATTCAAGAAATTCATGGAAACCCATGTCATTTACGCGAAACTATTCGTATATTAAAAACAAAATCGAGATTTCCCATGACTTTTGATAACCTTATCAGTGGTCTTGAAGAAAACAATAATAACCCTTGTATTATTGATTTAACTAGTACATAATATTTCTCTCCAATATGTATTTTTAGAATTGTTTTTAAAATTTAATGAAAAGATTAACTTCTTTTTTTCTCTTGTGGTGTAATGGTTAATGTCACTGGTAAATGGTCGGAATTAGCAGTATAAAAGAAACCCGGTTCTACTTTAGAATCAGGTATCGTCTGTACATTACAATAAATGAAGTCCGCTTTTGTGTCGTTCCATGTAGTCATATGATGTTTGGAGTTCTCATGCATATCATAAAAACGGTTTTTGCCTAAATAATCCATTACTTTTCCTCGATGCATGATGTACTTTTTTGTACGAAGATCATTTTTAGTAATGTCGCGATAGGTAGTATTAAAGTCTCCTACTACTAATACAATTTCACCATTTTTATAATGCTTACGGATGTCTCGTACAATGATTTTCATTTGATTTAGACGCACATCTTCATTTGCTACGTCTAAATGAGTATTGTACAGTACATATTGATGATCATTGTGTGTAAAATGGATTTTCATGAAACATCTTGTCTCGGGAATACCAGTATGCTTACCACTTACCGTTGTGACCGCCTGTGATTTAGGAAACGTGTAAATTGTCTCATTTAAATCGTTTGCATTATCATTATTGTACAGTGTTTTCTTTATTAGTAGAACATTTCCATATACCGACGAATACCATGATGGTACTGTATTACACATGATGAACTTTTTGTAACCCAGTTTAGTAATACGTTTATGAAATGTATTCATATCAATTTTGATATTGTCCGTTATTTTAATGACGCTTCCATAAATACATTCTTGTAAGGCAACAATATCAGCATCCATGGTGTGTAAATCGTCGAAAAACGCGTCGTATGTTGATTTTCTCTCGTAAATATCCGTAAAATAATGCACGTTATAAGTAACAATACGAAGAGCTTGTTTTGCTTTTTCATTTAATTGGATACTTTTCATATTTTCAATGAATTCTAAATAGTTCTTTTTCAATAGATCATTTTTTGTGAATTCACTATTCGACTTTTTCTTGTGAAGTTTTCTTCGAGTTTTATTGGAATTAATTTTTTTGTGCTTTTTATTACTATTTTTACTGTACATGTACCGTTTGCAAAAAATGTCAATAGTTATAATATATAAAAATGATGTAACCGGGTACTATTATATATTATAAGTAGATGATAATTTTAGTGCCTATTGTTGTGTTCGAATAATATCGATTATTTCTTCTGGATATTCCATATCTTCTAAAATACCCAATGCTCCTTCAATTCGAGAGATACCCTTGCCTATTTTGTATGTAGGTATCCACTTTTTTACTTGTTCCTGCTGTTCATTGTCGCTTTTGTCGCAATCTTCGTCGTCATTATCACTAGTACTATCATCATCATCATCATCATCATTCGAATTATCGCCTTCTGGGGTAACAATCATTTGGTAATTTGTAATTGCGCGTTTTGATTCATTATCAGTAGTCCATTTATCGCAAATGGAGACATAATGGGTGGTCAAATATAAATCAACATGTTTATACTTTCGCAAATATTCCAAAAACGCATACGCAGATCTAGTCGCTTCTGTTGGATTTGTACCAGAATACAATTCGTCGAAAATACAAAATTGTCGGTTATTATTGCTACTGATATTTTCCAATATCTCTTTACAACGTCTTGATTCGGCTTGAAATAAACTATCCCGTCCAGACGTATCCGGTATATTCAAATACGAATGAATAAAATGGTATGGACGCAATGTACAAGATTGATAAAACCCTACACCAAATTGTTGAGACAAAATCACATTTATTGCGGTCGTTTTTAAATAGGTCGTTTTACCGGACGCATTTGGACCTGTAATGACACCGAAATCGTCCAAGATTGCATCATTTTTCACTCCATCTTCTTTATGCAATGGATAATATTGTTGTTCTATTGTACATTCGGGTACTAAATTATTCGATGCATCGTATGTTTCTACTGGTTCATCTGTAGTACAGTACATTGCCTTGTTGATAACACCAGTGTTCATTTTTTCATGTATTCCGTACAGATTATCTAAATAGCCGTGAAATCCCATAGTATATAGCAATGTATTTTCGTACTGATTACTACTGTGGATTTCATAATATACTTTCATCATATACCCAATATCCGTTGATTTCCAAATGGAACACTGAAATGGGTATAGAGGATGCAATTTCGATTGTAAATCCAATAGTACTCGTTTATGCTCATTTAATTCGTGGCAAAATGGAACATATGATTTGAGAGAACTATTTGTGTGTAAAAAGGCATCGGTTTGTTCTAAAGAATAGTCTATGTACTGTTTCCATTCTAATAAATCATCGTTAATTTTCTGAATATTGCGGTAAAAACGGAGACATTGCATGGTATTTTGGTACATTTGTAACCCGTACAATCCCAACATCACGATTAAATAAACAAAGTTCTTCAAAGTAAATGATTGAAATGTCGAAATCGCCTTTCCAATAAAATGATGACGGGCTATATTCTTCAATACATCCATATAAACTGTAAGTGTAATGGGAATACCTTGCATTTTCAAAATGAAAAAAGGAACCAGTAAAAATATGATTGGGACAAAGAAACTCATCAGTGGAGACAACATATTACTGATTGTAATACCCTGTAACGCCATAGACGATTCATTCAAATGTTCTAAAAAGCTCCAATCTAAATAACCATATCGGTCTTTGAATCCCTTGGTATGCTTTACGTCTTTCCATAATTTTTGGATTACATCACATGGTACTGTATATGGTGTTTCAGTAGAACAATAACTTTTATCCTTTTGCAATTGATACGACTCAAACGACGCCATATTTTCTATCGTCTCTTGTGTATCCTGTAAAAATTGGCTATTGGATGTGAATTGCTTCCCGTATAATGGAATAATTTGCTCCGAAAATACACTACGGGGAGACATGAGCTCCTTGTACATCGGGGCTTCACCTTCTACTAATTCTAAATCAGAAGAAACTATGTTACTTAAAGGATGTTTTTCATTTTGTTCTAAATAATCAATGGGTAATTTGAAAACGGTGGGTGCATAACATAAAATTTCCGGTTTTTCAGCGGCTGTGGCTTTATTGGCTGGATCTACTTGACCAGTCATGGAAGAAAACATGTCGAAATATTTTTGGAATTCTTTCATTAATTGATTGTAAGAAAAAAAAGAATGAGAGAATAATATGATGATCGATAATAGATCTATTTATATTATTCTTACAGTCTTTTAGTGAAAGTTAAACGTATAATTTTTATGAATATTAGGAATTTGTTCAAAGGAAACTTTCAATGTGATTAATAATATGTTTATCTAAATGATTGTATTTTTTGCACAAGAATGACGACCATATATAATCACGGTCGCGTTCATAAATATATTGAAACTTTTCCATAAATAATAGAAATTTCCGATAAGTACTTTTATCCACTTTGATTTCTTCTTTTGGTATTGTTTCATAAATAATTTTAATAAATTGAAAAGATTGGAAATACATAAGACGATATAACATGAGTATATTATACGAGGTCAATTTGCATATATACTGTACAGTAATATCAAAACCATTTTGTACGTGAAAATACAGTGCTTGAATATATTGTATTTTCAATTCAAATGTATTGTAGATTGCACTTTTTTTGCTAAATAAGAAATCGCGTGGGTTTTGCATAATTTGCGTAATTTCATTATTAGTGGATACTTTTGTGTTATAACGCGCGTTGTTTGACATAATTATGTTACCAATATAAAAGGTTATTTATAATAATCAAGCCATTATAAATAAGTTTTCAATTTTACTGGAAAAATACCCTGAAACACTCAATATTATACATCGCCATTGAAATTTGCCGGTAATTCATTGATTCGAATATTGTAGTATTGTTCCAATGCATACATATCACGATTATCTTGTCTGGTTACGAAATTAATGGCTATACCACGTCGTCCCCAACGACCACTTCTACCGATGCGATGTAAATAAGTATGTACATTACGAGTTAAGTCGTAATTGACTACTGCACTGACTTGTTGGATGTCAATACCTCGAGCGGTAATATCAGAACTAATTAAGAATCGAGCATCGCCTGTTCTAAAATGACGGAAAACATCAATTCTGTCCGATTTATTCATATTACTATGGATCGCTGCTACCGAAAACCCGTCATCGATCATTTTCCTGTACAAATCATTCACCCGATGTACGCTATTACAGTAGATGATACATTTGGATACATTCATCACGGAAAATAGGTCCTGTAATAAACAGTATTTTGTATAATCATTTTGTACTGCAACATAATATTGCTGAATACACTGGAGACTTAATTGTTCCTTTTCCATTAAAATCGACACGGGTGAATTCATGAAACTACGGGTTAGATTTAAAATATCGGGTGGCATAGTAGCACTAAATAATACTACTTGTGTATTGACCGGTAAATACGAGTGAAACATGTGTTTGATTTTTTCGCTAAAACCTTGGCTCAGCATTTCATCTGCCTCGTCTAATACAAAAAGGCTTAATTCGCTTATATCCAAAAAACGTTTTTCAATCATATCCAATACTCTTCCTACTGTACCTACTACGATTTGCGGCGAATGATCCTCTAAAAACTGCTTATCATCTCGTATTGAAGTACCACCAATCAATGATTTCACGGATAACGATTTCATAAAATTCCCGATTCCTTTGATTACTTCGGTTGTCTGATTGACCAACTCATGGGTGGGAGATAATATTAATACTTGTGGTTTGGTTTTGGTAAAGTTGATACGCTGTAATGATCCAATTGTAAAAGAACCTGTTTTACCACACCCCGATTGTGCTTGTGCAATTACATCACGGTTTTCAATAATAGGCATGATTGATTTTTTCTGGATTTCACTAGGTGCATCAAAACCATAAGCATAAATACCTCGTAGCAAATCTTCGTGTAATTTCATTTCATCCCATTTTTCGATTATTTTTATTGTATTTTCATTTTCATTTGTCATTTTTTCATTTTCGTTTATATTTTCATTTTCATTTGTCGTATTTTGCATTTTTTACTACTTTAAAACATGGTTTTCATTTATATTCATATAGTATAAACTATTTAGTAATTACTTATTAAATAAGTTATATAAAAAGTCCTCTTGTTCATATATTAGTTCAACATACTTGTAAAATAAATAGAAATAGAAATAGAAAGATATATTGAGAGAAATGACAACCGTAAGTGCTACTACGTATATGTTAGAAGACTTTTTTCGAATCATGGATACCATGCATTCTAGTTATACTTTATCTGATGATACCCTACAGTTGATTCAAGATATAGATCAAAATGTTACACCTATTATAGTAGAAAAACAGTACAATACATACAATAATATTAATAGAGATAATACCTCTAATTCTACAAGACCTCCTCGAAATAATAATAATCATCATCATCATTCATCGTCACATGGACAATCGCGTTCTCCAAACAAAAAACGTACAGGAAGAAACCGCAACCAATCATCGGATAATGAAAACTGGGAAACAGTTCGTACGGTATTTAAAACGACTGTTATAGAAAAGGCAAATGATGAAGGTGTCGATAAATTGATTCAAGATATACGGTCATGTATTAATAAAATATCCAGTAAAAATTATGATAAACAAAGTACCAATATTATAGAATATATAGATAAATGTGTAGAAAATAAGGACGAATCGTCTGAAACAGATAATAAAGAAAATTTAAGGAAAATAGCCAATTTTATTTTTTCCGTGGCTAGTACAAACAAATTCTATGTTGATTTGTATGCTACTTTATATGTAGAATTAATCGAGAAGTATGATGTATTTCAGGAACTGTTATTAAACTATTTGAATACATATGTAAATACACTCAAGGATCTTCGTGCCGTTGATCCGAATCAAAATTATGAACTATATTGCCAATATATTAAGCAAAACGAAATGCGTAGGGCATCTTCAGTGTTTATTGTAAGACTAGTCGAAAAAGGAAAAATACCAGTTTTACGATTACTCAATATAATGGTTTCTTTTCAAGAACAATCGAATGAAATGATTAAAACTGATGATAATGATAATGATGTTCATGAAATTGCCGAAACCCTTTATTTGTTTATTCAAGAAGGGAAAAAAGTGTTCAACGAATGTAAAGATGAATGGATCTGGAAATTCGTCATTCTACCCCATGTACAGAACATGTGTCAAAGTAAAACAAAGGGTTTCAAAAGCGTATCTTCACGTACATTATTTAAATATATGGATATACAAGACTTGCTTGATTAGGAGGGGGATTCCATCCCCCTACCCCCCTTCAGGGGGATTCCATCCCCCTACCCCCCTTCAGGGGGATTCCATCCCCCTACCCCCCTTCAGGGGGATTCCATCCCCCTACCCCCCTTCAGGGGGATTCCATCCCCCTACCCCCCTG